TCCCACGCCCAAATCCCACCATGTGTCCACCTTGGCACTCGGATCATAAGGCACCTTCGTGATCTGACCAGCCTCGGCAATCTTCTCTAAATCAGCATCATAAATCGCACCTGGAACATTCGCATTCCAACTACACTCAAACTCCTGCATGTACTGGTCATTCGTCATCATCTGACGCGCGGCAGCCAATTCCTCTTCATCTAGCAAACCTGTCTCGCTCGCCTTGTACACAGCCGCCAGCCAATCATCGCTGCCAGCCGCCTGCTCATAATAATCATAAAACGCATTATGCCCCTTCGGAGTGCCAACGAATATGCAGAACCCTTTTCGATCCGATAACGCTGGTCTGAGGACTTCAGGAAAAACATTCTCAGGCATGTCAGCGACCTCATCCATCACGCAGCCGTCAAGATAAATACCGCGCAAGCTATCGGGATTTTCCGCACCGAGTAGGCTAATCCGACCCCCCGTAGGCAAGTCACACCGCAATTCAGTCTCGTGAAACTTCACATTCGGTATGCCACCAGCAAAATGTTTTATATAATCCCAAGCTACATTCTTCGCCTGGCGATAGGTGGGTGCCATATAGGCATAGCGGGGGTTCGGCTTCCCAGAAAGCAACGCATGACGCAAAATATGATTAATCGCCCAAACCGTCTTGCCAAATCGACGATGACATACCACAACGCCCCAACGCTTCTCCTGCATCTCATTATGCAAAGACATCTGCAACGGCCTTGGCTCATACGGTATCTCAATATGCGTCATTGCTCTGTCACCTTTTGCTGACCCTCATAAATCAATATCCCATGCTTCTCCAGAATAGCCTCATAAACATCAATAAGCAACACTGCGCACTCTAGCTGCTTTGAAACCGAGGGCGATGCTAGGATGCCATGGCGCAAGGCTTCCAAGTGGTTTAGCATTGCGTGTTGATCGGTTGTTAGGCTGTTAGACAAAACGTATACTCCAGTCGGGTGATATACGGGGTAGAAAGTGGCGGCGATTTTCAGGGGGGGTGGGGGTGCGGGTTGCGCAAAATGCATGGCTTAACCCTAGTCGTATAACAGCTATTATGTTAAAACTTTTGTAAGCCTTTGTTATTGCTACAGAAAATATCAGACTGAGCCATGCAATAAATGCAAACCACAAGATGTAGTGGTTGCCGCCCCGCCGAGGCTGCCTGATCTGCCCCGATGCCGAGGCATCCCCGCTGCCTGCTTCACGCGCGTAGCTGTCAACGACAGGATGTGTAATATACACATGATTTTGCATCAATGCTTTGTCGCTTGTTCGTTGTCGTCTTGCTCTTCATCAGGCATTGCATTGACCGCTACATCGCCACCAGCCCAACTGATTGTAAACGTCTGAGCCTGCGGCTGATCCTCTTTCTTGTCGCGTACACCCCACGGCATGTTGCGTGCTAGCGTCCACTTCAAGCTGTCGATCTCAAGCCTACGACGATTGACCTCAGCGTTCAGCTCGCGCACATCAGCGTCCTTCGGCAATGGCTCTTGCGCCAATCGTATGATCTGGTCTGTGTGGTACTCACTCTGCATCACGCGGCCTCTGCGATATATCTCAAACAAATCATCGTCACGCAGTACAGCTTGCATCACGCCTTGGTATGTCGGCATGTTGCTGGACTTCAGTATGTCTTTGAGTGTTTCGCCAATCGCCAGCCTGTCTGCAATCTTGTGCATCAAGTCAGCATCAATTTTTACTGGTTTCTTTGCCATGTCAGCCCTCAATGTTTTTGGAAGTGTACTGAGAAAAAAGGCCTAGCGCAATGCTAGGCCAGTTTAACGAGACATATTGCGCAGCAGGAAATGGGTAAATCGCTGCGCCATCAGGTGTCGTCACGTTATCAAAATGGGATAGGATCATCAAATGTTTTTCCTTTTATGTCAATCATCTCTGCCCCTGGGAATGATTGCTTGGCTGCCTTCTCTAACTCTCCCATCCAGTTTTCCCTGAACCACCTGTAAGCCAGCGCAACCTCGCGCAATGTCATCAGCTCCAACTCGGGGCGTTGTTCTTTGATCTGCTTCCATGCTCTTCCGTCTTTCATAATGCCAAAGACTTCGCCATCAACTTCTACTTCCCAAACATCTGTTGATGCTTTCTCGGCTCCTGCACGCTCTGCTTCGGCATCCATTGCGATCATGCCTTTGATAACTTGCTCTGCTTTTTTGCGTGTTCTCTCGACATCATTGTCTGCGACAGCTTCGTTCATCAGTCCTACTTGCCTGCCATACTTTTGCGCCAGCTCAACGGACACCAGCTCGGGCAGTCGATCTATCCCCCACTTCTGATCCATCTGATTTGCCATTCGATCTACTGGCCCGAGCGCATAATCGCACATGATTGCATCTCTGCTTTGATTGCCATGCAATATGATGTCTGATTTCTTTTGTCGTTTGCCACGTTGCCTATTCATACCAAATTTCTCCACACCTTGAACCACACCACACCTTCATCTAATCCACACCCACACCACCCCCTGCATAAACTATGCAGGTGGGGTGGAATGGTATTTTTGTGGTATTTTACCCCCACCTTCCACACCTCACCCACACTTTGGCAAAATAAGGTGTGGAAGTGTGGGACTGCATCAAATCTCGTCATGGTTCACCCATTCACCGACGACGACACATGGTGCTTCGCCGCCTTTTCTTTTGTTTGGCATCTTCACCTTTTTCAGGCTGCCTGACTTGATCCACTGCTTGAGGATTGCTTTGACCTTTGCGAGCTGGTTTGGCTTTTCCAGATCAAGGTTCAGCTCATCTGCGACTGCGAGGCCGACCCAATTGGCTGCTTGTGAGTTTTCTCTGTATGCTTCGCCTTGCTTTTCGGCTTCCCCGACAGCGCGTTGGACGTTGTATAGGTTTTTGGTTGTTACATCGTCAAACATGTCTGGCAGCTTAAACTCCGTAGCCACCCCGATGTGTTCACCGTTTGCGATCTCCACTGACTGCATGCGTCTGTAAGTTGCCTTGTCTGATGGTGGTGCCAGGTTTGCCTTGCCGTCATCAACTCTGAATATGCCGAGCGCTTCGTGTTCGTCTACACCGAGCGCGATTGCATCGTCTGGAGTTATTCTGTTGATGACGCGTGCTGCTCGTGCTGCCCCGATCAGACTGCCAGCCCCGCGCACACTGTCAATTGTTGCATCGTCCCCGTTGCCTTTTCTGATGTGATGCACGAGCTGGACTGAGCTGTTTGTGTCACGGGCCAGTTTGCGCAGCATGGCAACGACTGCTTGGATGCTGCCGTTGTTGTTTTCGTTGACGAGGTGAGCCGAGACAAACGGATCAAGGATGATTGCGCCGATGTTGTTTTTCTTCACAACTCTGATCATGGCTGCCAGCAAGTCGTCGTTTGTGATGAGGCCGTCCCTGCCTTCTGCCGCGAGGGTGATCTGCATGGTGTCCTCACCATCCATAAACAGCCTGCCTTTGATGTCTTCTGGCGTGATGCCGTAGTGCTGCATGGCTGCTATGGTACGCATCTGCATTTCTGTGATTGGGTCTTCTAGGTTTATGACCCAGACATTTGTTTGCTGCTTGACTGCCACGCCGAGCAGGGGCTTGCCAGTTGCAATTGCTATGGCTTCCACATTGATCAGTGACGTTTTACCTATGCCGCCTGCCGATGCAGTAACGCTGATGTACTTCCTGATGTAGTCGTAGCCGTACACCCATTCCCTACGCGGCAGCGTGAGGGCGTTGAATGTGTCGTATGGTGTGGGCCATGACTGCTCCGTTTCCTCACTCAGTGCCTCGTTCTGCTGCTCTATGCGCTGCTGCACGGGGTCTGGCGGCGGTGTCCATCCTTTGTTTCTGGCACCGTCTATTGCTTTCTGCACTTCTTGTCTGGTGTCGTCTACTGTGTAGCCTGCCAGAGTGAAGCTATCTGTTATGGCGTGTATCTCTTCGTCTGACAGCCCTTTGTTGACGTATGAGCCGACGAGGCGCACCATATTTAGGTGCCAATCGTCGCCTGCTAGTACGTTTTGGACTGCCAGTTGCCTGTCCATTGCTTGCTGGCCTAAGTCTATGTCTAGGCTGCTAGTGGGCTTGGCTTCTGTCTTTGGGAATGCTCTTGCAAGGCGTTCAATTGGCTGCGCTTCTCTTTCGTCTTTGAAGTCTGTGCGCATTGTCACCATTTCTGGGACGTAGCCTTTGTCTTGCTTCTTTTGGTTAGGCCATGAGACTGTTCCTGCCACGCGCATGATGCGTGATGGGTTCACGACAGCGGGGTCTGTGTGCAGGCTTATAGCGATTGATCTTTGTAGTTCGCGCCATGCGTCTAGGTTCTTGCATGGCTCTTCTAGCTGCCAGTATGCGTGGCCTCTGTTGAATGGTGTGCTACCTGTCTTGACAGACATTGTGAGCTTTGGCCCTGCGAACTGCTTGATGTTGTCCATCGCATATTCTGTGTCTGCATCAGCAAAACAGTAAAAGGCTGCGAGGATGTCTGTGTCCTTGGCTGCCTTGCCTGCTGGTATTGGCATGATTGGATCAATTGGATTGATGCACATGTAGATGTTTGCCTTGGCGTTGTTCATTGCCTCGGCGTGATTGACTGCCTCGTCGATGTTTGTGTAGTTAAACCTGGCTGCCTGCGTTGATCCACCTTGCGAGATAGAGCGTATTTCTATCAAGGGCTGACCGACTTCATTCCAATTCTGTG